ATCCATTAGATACTGTTAGTTGATTTTACTATATTTTGGGTATGGTCGGATATTGCTTGAATAAATAAAAACGTAGTCAATTACGTAGTCATTTGATTGCTGTTATAATAGACAATTTTAAAAATGTCTGTTGTAATAGAAAATAAAAAAAGCCCCTCCGAAATGGAGGGGAAGAACTAATATTTAACTAAAAGATCCAAAGCTATTGATGCGCTTGCCGTTCTGTGATTGTCCGACTGCGACATATCTGCGATTGCCAGATCCTGCGATGTATGTGATCCAGATATATCCATCATTATCTAACCAGCCGTCGTAATTGATTTCCATTCCAGCAGTATAGACTGCCACAATTTCACCAGCAAGTCCAGCAGAAGCCCGTACATTGAGCGCAGATACTTCGACTGTGAATGTACCTGTCTCTGGGTTGAATCCATTGGAGTCAACCGTAAGAGGCTCTGATGGTGTGATAGGCTCTACTTGTGTCGGTTGTCCATCCACTGGGAAGTAAAACCACCCTACAATAGCAGTAAAATCACGGGTATTATATCGTGCTGGACCACCAACATATAGACTATCTCCGTTGCCGTCAATGTTTTGTTCAATAGTCCGCATAGTGTACCCATCACTATCTTCAATGACTAGGCCGGTATGACCGTATGAATGACCGAATAAGTAAGTAGTCTCTTGGACGAATACAGCACCAGCTCTTGGCCGACTGTTAACGTTTCCCTCTTGGTTATATTCCACCTCATAACCTAAATCACGGGCAGAATTGAGCAAGTCGATAGCATTGCCCCAGAGAGTTTTGCCAAAGAAATAGGTAGATATAGCATTAGGTAATGCAGCACACTGCATCCCCCACTGACTCATAGATACACCAGTTCCAGCATCAGCAAGCCCCTCTGCATATCCTAAAATATCGTTTAAAGTAGCCATTACTGCTCCTTTCTAAAATCAAAAACGACTACCCAGAAATAGATAGTCGTAAGTAAAAATATACTAATCTTCGTGAGGTTCTTCATAGCCAAGCGCACGAGTTGAATCACTGAATCCTACGGTTGTAGGGTCGTTGACGATTCCAATCAAAACGAGGAAGGCAAAGAGTACATTGATAAATACCAAGATCTTATCAATGGTTTCGCCAAATTCCAATTTAATTCCGAAGATATTTGCAAATACTTGGAAGAGCAATGCAAGGGCTGGCACCACTGCCAACCAAAAGTTTTTGTTTTTTAAACGTACAGACCAGTTAATTTTATTCATGATTTTGTTTTCCTTTCAATTCTGCGATTTCTTTTTTTAGTTCGATCACGGTATCAACCAAGCGTTGGAAGTGACCGTCATCGTCCACGTACCACAACCCTTTTTCTTCGTCACTCCCAAAGGTTCGAGTGACCAACTTACGTTCGTTGCCTTCTGCCTTGTTCTTGCTATCATTGTATCGCTCCCACATGTCTTCTGGGATCGAAAATAGTTCGAATCCTAGCAAACTTTGCGAAGTGATATCGTAAGTCCATTCGTAACTACTTAACCAAGTGGCTTCCTTTGTCTCTGGATCAATGACGAATGGTGGGTTATCAAAGTCATATAACTCGATTCCTCCACTCTCGTGATTTTTCACCAGATAAAACGGTAATTTAAATGGTGGCATACCAACAACGCCAGTCGCTTCTTCCAGCTCTTTATAAGGGTCGGTAGCCGTACTTGTTTTCTTCAACTCTTCAATGCTCTTCTCAACGCTATCGGTTCGAGTCACAAGAGCTTTGATATCCCGACCAATCTGCTAAAATGCTTCGACTAGATTCATACTACTCCCCCTTCGCTTGGTTGTAGGTCGCAAGATAATCGACGTCTGTTACAGCATCGATCTTTTGGCCAAGCTCTGCCAACTTCGCTACGATAGCACCGGTTGTGTCACCGTTGAGAGTGGCAATCTTGTCTGCGATTTCTTTGAGCGTGTCCAAATTCTCTGGGACACCACCGCCCAAAATATCAGACTTAAGACGTTGGATCGCTTCATTGAGCTGTTGTTCCGTGATTCCTGCGTTTACTTCCTTGTCGTTGATTGCCTTGCGCAAGTTTTTGATATCGGTTCCGATAGCAACGACTACTGCTTCAAGTTTATTTTCTGCCATATTTTTATTTCCTTTCAAATTTTAGCTAAGTTATAGATTGTTACTAGGTCTGGAAGCTCGTCTATATTAACGTTGTCCAAGTGCTTCCTAACTTCATCGGCCAACGCTTTCATTTTGGGTCTTCGGCTGACTCTGGTACGCTGTTCGCTGGATTGAATGACGGGCGCACACGGATTTCAAAGTCTCCTGTCGGAAAAACGTAACCGTCTAGCTTAATTTCCAGCTTGTAGTAACCATGCGCGACCACTTTGTCAAATTTAAAACTAAAACTACCGTTCTCGACCGTTACATCTTGGTATAAGATCACGTTTTTAGAGTTAAAAATGGCCAGCTTCCCTGTGCCTGTGAGGTCTTTTTTGACGAAATCATCGTCCAAAATCTCAAACTTAAAAACGGAAGAAGTGTCACCAGACTTGATAACACTTCCACCATCGACCTGCCGAATACTCGTCATGATACTCGACATCACATCACCTCCTTAATTCTTGCTTTGAATAAGGGCTTTAAGTTCCTTCATGTCCTCGCTCAGGGCCTTTACCTGCTCTGCGAGGATCAGCAAGGACTTGTTCTGTTCATCGTGGTTGTCGAGTCGTCTGACGGCTGTCAGACGAAAGTCACGCATGGTCTCGATATCTTTTTCGATCACGACCATACGTTTCTCCTGCGCTACGATATTGCCCTTAAAATTGCCGTAGATACCGAGGAGGATCCCGACAAATCCGACCATCATACTGATGTCTTCTGGTGTAAAGTGGATCATAGATCACGCCCCTTTCTGATTAAAGTACTGGTTGTGGTGTAGCTGTGGCTACTGGTTGAGTTGCCAAATCACTGGAAGCTTCTTCTTTTGGTTTGGTCCACTTCCAAATGCCAATTTTGCCATTTTGGTAAAGGTTGTTTAACTGATCCAAGGTTTCGCCATGATATGTAAATGGTTCATTTACTTGGATCATGATGCGTTTACCTTCTCCAAATTCTTCAGTGTGATTTGGATCTTCGATCGTAAAGATCTCTTGTGGTTGGTAAGTCTTACCAGATTGACCAAGGTCTACCAACTCAAGGCCACGCTTGAATACAGTTGGATCAAGTGGGTTCTCGACATCGGTCACACGGGCCAACACGTTCCATTCTGCGACTTCTTTGATCTTCTGGATTTGGTTTGCTTTTTCTTCGTTGTCCTTAGTTAGAGCTTGGATTTTAGCGATGGCATCATCATTAGCTTTAACAGACTTGTCGAGTTCTTTTTTGATTGCTACAACCGCACCAGATGTATCAAGCTCCATGCGTACGATGTTCAAAACCGCTTCAACCAGTGTCGCATCATCGTCGTTTGTGCGATTGGTTGGCAAAATTTCCTCAAATACACGATACGGAAAGTCCTGTTTGATTGCTACTTTTGTAGCATTTGCAACTGGGTCAAATGATTTAAATTGTAATTTATAATCCATTAATTTGTTACCTCATTCTTATTCTTAACTTCTTCAAATAGGTCCTTCAAATCTTTGTCAGATTCCAGGACAGAACGATAGCCTTCAACTTCTTGTGTAAGCTGTGCTACTTGTTGCTGTGACTGTGTCAATCGTGCCTTAAATTCTGCTTCGTTGATTGTCTTATTTGCCAATTGGTTGGCTAAATCAGTGATGATTGCTACATATGTGTTTTCGTTCATTTTCACTCCTATCTAAATCCGTATTTATCTAAAACGCTTTGAACGTGGTTGCCTGCTGCACCACCAATTGCATTGTAGCGTTTCATTATTCCAAAACAGGTCAATAAATCCCACAAATAGATACCTACATCTCGAGAATCTTTTCCAATATACAATGAGTCTATATAACCTCTAGCGAAGTGCTTGTCACCACGACCTAGATTATGCTTAACCCCTTTTTCGTTCATTGGGATTAAGTAGCTATTGCCATCATCTGTGTTATTGTGGAACAACCACGGACTGCGATACTTGTCGTTTGAGTAAATGGCTAAACGATCAGTTACGATTTCATAAAATGATTCATTAATGCCATTTCCGGAACCTGACCAAAGACGAGTTCCAGCGAATGTTCCGTTATTGGTACTTTCTGTTTTGTCGTGATTGGTCCCTAACACTATCATAGCAGCATTGGGATCTCTGAAATGTTCAGCGATAAAACCGCTCCGTGTCATTTTTAAAAATTGCGAGGAACTTGTTTCATCGATTCGTCGAATAGTTCCTGTATTCGAGTACAGATTTAGCGTACCGTCATCCAAGTTAAAGACTGTAGATCCATTGTTTGCACTTAACCGACCGCCCTTGATATGTTCGGCCGAAAAATCAATCGAAGCAAGTTGTGTGATAAAGGCTTTTTGGGCCATTAACTCCTTGATAAATGCTTGATTAGATACTAGCTTGTCAATCATTGCAGAATCTACCAACACTTTATCAGCCGTTACTGAGTTCGAAGCCAAGATCTGCGTAGTGACTGATCCTGCCTTCATGTGCCCGGTTTCCACGCTCTCACTTGCGATGTGACGGCCCAAAATAGATCCATCAACTACCATATCTCCATTTACCTTGATTAATTTTGCGATCAAGGCAATTGCTTCCGGCTCCTGTACTAACAATGAGCTGATAGTTCGTCCATCGATACTTTTGCCAGTGCCAAATGAGATTCGGCCATCTGTGATATTGATATCCGTTTTTTTAAGCATATCTCCCAGCTGGCTAGTGATTGTGGCAAATTGTCCATCTGCCGTCTGCTTATATTCTGCGATTTTAGAGGCTAGTCCATCGGCGCTTGTTTTCAACGCTGTGACCTTTTGTGTCAGTCCTTGGGCAGTACGTTCAAAGCTGGCTTGTGCTTGTGTTACGATATATTCTTGATCTTCTGGGGCAGGTTGCCATGGGCGCTTATTCGTCCCTTTGTATAAGTCGATTTCGGCGATGTATAGATCTGCTTGTCCACCACTTGATCCGTTATTATCAAAACGCACGTAAGCATTATCAATTTCGCCAGAATTAAACGTGAGTGAAACATCTTCAACTCCTTGACGTGATAATTTGGTAGGTTTTAATAGATGCTTAATTACCGTATAATTTTGAGTTTCGTCTTTTTTTCGGCCTAGTATAAACACTTCATAAGAGGCTAGAGCTGAATTGTTAAAACCTCTAAAATTAAGGACATAATCTGTATTGCGTTCTAAATCAAAGCGATTTGTTTGGAATAAAACTTCGTTGCTTGAATCGTTAAAGATAACAGCGATTGGCTTGCTACCGTTGTAATAAAACGGGTGAGTACCTAATCTGAATCTATTGGCTGTACCATAAAAATATTTCAGCCCATCTTTATACCCACTGTTCCGAATCAAGTTTGGCCCACCGCTGAAAGTAAAGCTCGAGAACTTTTCTCTCAATCCTTCTGCAGTTTGCTCAACATATGCACGATCTGCTTTGCCGCCAGAGACTTTTATCAAGTCAGCAATGGACTTGTCCGTCTCGGTCTTGTATCGGGCTTGCTCCCCTTGAATGTTAAATAATTGAGTCGAAAAATCAACGTTAAGATTTTCAATAATACCTTTGATCTCTCTGTCGTTTGATTTTAACAATTCAGCAGTGGACTTGATTTGGTCCATTTCTACAGTGACATCACCGTATTTTGCGTTGAATTCTTCCTTGATCTCATTCTTATTGGTTGTGTTGGCTTCCGCTATTTTTTGATCGATGGAGCTAGAAATTTCTTGCTTGATTACTTCAGCTTGCGCTTTGGCTTGCTCGATTCCGTCCGTGATTTTATGTTCCAACTCTTTTGATTGCTTGTCATACTCAGCATTGGCATTATCTACAAGCTTCTGCACTTTTGCTTCATATTCTGCATCAAACGACTTCATTTTTTTGTCGACAGAATCATTGACCATTCCTGAAATCGAGTCTGCTAAAGTTCTAGCAACTTCACCGAAACCGATGCTAACGAGTTTGATGCTCATTGGATTGAACTTGTATTTCGTGATCTTTTTACGCAAATCGACATCATAGTTCTCATGGGAGACGCTCACGATATCAAACATGTGTACTGGTTGATCTGCCTGGCCTAAAACATCAATTTCAAGACTTTCTTCGATCATGTCACACAGCGTCTCGCGGAAATAGCGCTTGCCGTAATCCTCAAGTGTTTTTTGATCCACTACATCCTGATCTTGTACTTCCATATCTGCTTCATAGATATGCTTGTATTTATTGATCAGTGGACTATCAATGGTCACGGTTAGGATCTGATCTTTTTTTCCTTCCTCGTGCGCTTCGATAACCTTTTTAAAATGAATTCGTGTTCTCAATTCTTTAGTGGATTTTGATTCTTGGAACGACTTCATGTTTTTCTTGTATGCAAACAATGATTCGTTTTCGATTCCGCCATGTTCCAGCAAGCGAATACTGTACTTATCACGGACGAGATCACCACCCCATTGCCCAACGATAGAGTGCTTGTCTTTGGCCAAGGCTTCCATCGCTGAGACATCTTTAAGATTGAGGGTGTGTTTT